GGGAGTTCGCGTGACCGACCGTACATGCTGAACATCCGAGCAAATTGCTCGGTCATGGTTCCAGCGCTGGATTTTGTGATCGAGACTGTGAAATCGTCGTTCAGCAGGTAATCAACTCCACCACGGACGATGTTCATGTAGGGGCCGGATCCCCCCCACCGGGTCATCGGGAATAGTTGAAGTTGATCGATGTAGCAGTTCTTCGTATTCGCCATCGCCACCGTGAGATCCATTTGGAATTTTACTGTCGATGGAACATCCCGTGGAGTGGCGAAAACCCCGGAGACATGCGTGAAGGTCGAGGTGCTTGCCGTGGACAGGTCGAAGGTCTTGGAGAACGAATTGCCATTTACGCTGGTCAGGATGGTTCCGCTTCCGTCCGTCACGCAGAATCGGATTGTGCCCGTAAGGGACGCCTGGCCCTTGATCCAGCCGGATATGCAGTAGACCGTCTCTGGCTTCAATTTAGAGGAGGTCTGACCCGAGGTGTCGAAGGTTTGAGTCATCTTGAGAAGCGTTCCACCAGAATCCCCAACCAGATTGAGGGATTTCCCCGTCACAGCCGAGACAAGGACGGTCGATGATTCCTTGATTCCGGTTCCCGCCGCCCCCGTCACGATCGTCCAATTGTCAGGCGTGTCCGTGGTGGCGAAGTCCTCAAAATCGCTATTGGTGAGGAGATTCCTGCCCGGCGAGTGGGTGGCCGATCTTGTGGCGTCGGACACCGTGATCCTTCCGCTCAACCCAAAGCCCTGCGGGTAGAGCGGATCGCGGATATCGCTGATCGCCGCCTTCGATTCGACCGAGAAGGTTTCCCTGCCGATGGTCCCTGTGTATTGGGAGTCCTTCGTGCAGGTAAATTTGATCTTGTCCGTCATCATGTTCTGGATGTTTTCGCCACGGCCATTGATGAGGCCACGGATCACGGTTCCAGTCCCGGTGATGCTTCCTCCCAATCCATCGCTTGACGCCAATGCTGTATCCCACGAAGCGGCGTTCACGGATTTGGATGTGGAGATCATCTGGTCAATCAATCGCTCAAGCGCCCAATCGACGCTCTTGGACGGAAGCGGATTGTCGTCATTGAACATTTCCACCAGCGTCTTTTGACAGACAATTTGGATCCTGCGGTACACATTTGCGGCTTCCCTCTGCACCTGTTCCGTCACGCCGGTAAGGGCAAGCGCGTGGTCGTTGTCGGCGGTGTCATACTCGTCAAGCACATCCTGAATCTCCTTGGCTAGACCAGCAGTACCGTCAGCCTGATGGGTGTTCACCCTGTCCACGATCTTGAACAGTTTTCCGAGCCGGGTGAATAGACCATTCGTACCCGTTAGCGTCACAGCCATTTCACACGCCCCCCATCCTGTTCTTTGCCGATTGAGTTGCTTCGCTTCTCCACGCCGCAATCTCCATCTTGGCGATCCCCTTTTCCGACATGCCTGCGGATCGAAGGAGGTCGGACGCAGATTCCGGGTTGAACGCGATGCCTATTGCCGAGGCATCGCAGATGATCCTCGTAGACATGATGCGGTTCATGTTCATCATCAGTCCGACCTCAAGTTCGGCCTTTCCGAACCTCCTTATCATCCCATCGGGGAGCCGTCCGTAGGTGGCCGCGTAATCTGCGGCCAGCCTTGTTCTTTTCCCACTTCTTGAAGCCCCAACATCACCTTCTGACCAGCCGCTTCTAATTCATAGTCAGTGTATTCGTTGAGGCTGGATCCATTCAGATCCCACGCGCACTCCTTGATCGCATCCCTGATCGTTTCCATTCCGGGGTTCTCGTCACCGATCAGGTTTTCCCGCATCTTCGCGGCCATCTCAAAGGCATCCACGGCGATCGTGCCCTTGTTCTTTATCTGGATGGTGAATGTGTATTCGTCGTTATCGAAGTTGATCTCTTTCACGACATCTCCCTTTAGACGGTCGTAACAACATAGAGTTTGTTGCTGGTGTCTACCATCGCATTGATTGTCAGGCGCATTCTCTTGGCCGTATTGCCGAATTCGTGTATCCCCGAGTGCTGTCTGTCCAGATAGCAGGCGCTGAAGGTGTAAATCTTCTCGCCGGTTATGCTTGGAAGGATCCGTATGGCAAACAGTTCGGATGTTGATGACGAGTAGGACGACACCCACGGCGTCCCAATCGTCCCCCCATCTCCCTCCGTAGTAGTACCCGGATTGTTGGTAAGCACAACCCATTTGGAGGAATCCCACTTCACGAGTGTCATCGTGATGACAGCCGTGGTCCCCGTGTAGATGATCTCGGCGGGGGAATCCCCCGTATCGTTGGCGGTGATGATCTCATTCGTGGTGGATATATCCACTCGGATGAGATCGTCATTGTCGGTTCTCCCAAGGTCCGCAAAGGTAGTCAGGGCGGTGGGAATAGCGTGTTGGACTTTCGTTGGACCCGCGATGTGAAATGCTACTGCCATCGTATTCTCACTCTCCTATCGTCCAGTCACCCTGTTCATCCTTATGGCCTGCAAGATTGCCCTTCCGAATTCACGGAGATTCTCGGGGGCCATGTTGATGATCGGCCTGGCCGGAACCTTGGCATCTTTTCGCAGCACATAAAAATCGTATGGTTTCCTGCCCGCCTTGGATCCCAATTCCGCTTCTTCCTTGTTTGGGGCCTGCTTCAAGCCCGCACCCTTGAGCGCCTTTATGTCGTGTGGAGATTCCTTTGGGATCAGCCTCTTGCCCTTGTTGGACAGGGGAATTGCGATCGGAGCCTTGTTCGTGAATCCCACATCATGCTTGATGCCGTACCCGGTCGAATCGATCAGGTGCAGGGTTGTCCCCCCGCGACCGCTAGGCGACCAATCGCTCCGTAGTCCATTGAGCAGGAACCCCGTATCTCGGAGAGGCGTTCCACCCCTTCTCACGCCAATCCCCGCCTGTGTGGCCCATAGATCCTCGTAGTGAACCTCGGAATCCCCGCCCTCCTTGATCCTCCTCACCGCCTGCTTCTTGATGACCTCGGCAAGACCCTTCCCGCTCGCCCCGATGCGGAATTCGATCTCCCGTTTCAGGCCGTACTCAAGGTCTTTCATCGATAGTTTGATGCTTCTCGCCATCAGATCACCTGGTCCTGCCTGTTGGGGAAGTTCTCCCCGTCAGAAATCATCCCCATACGCCCGCGATCCGTGATGTTCACGATCTTGACGGCTGCCTTTGCAGCGTCGTGGACGGTAGAGAGGTTGAACACCCTCTTGCCGTCGCGGAGATCGTTCAGGGTTTCCGTGGCCTCCCCGATCATGGCAACGATGTCGGGCGGTGCATCCGTACCCTTCCCCCGGAACAGGTGCTTCATCGTCAGGGAGGCCATAAGCCCCTTGAGGCTCCAGTCGTCTGCCGTCTGGAGATCGGAGAGGTTGGTAGTGGTGTAAAGCCCGCCTCGCAGGGCGAAGGACTCCACCTCGGCAGATGCCTTCTCGATGGCGTTCGTCGTCACCGAATTGTCTACATCGGATTGCGGACTTCCAGAGTAGGACGACAGTTGCTTTATGATGCGCGTGTCAAACGACTCTGCTACTTCGTCAGCGCTGATGTAGGCCGCCTGTGCCATGCTGTCTCCCAACGAAAAAGGGCGAGGAGGGCCAGACCCCCCCCGCCCTCAAAGGGAATATCAGTTGTCGTTTGGGATCAGTCCCAAACATCCGTGAGCAGGTAGCCCGAGAGAGGAGCAGCGAGGACGATATCGCTGTCGTCCACGACTCGGCCAACCACGCGACGATGCCAAGGGTCGTCCTGTGTCTCTACCGTCATGTCCTCGTATGCGAAGATCACAACCGTCGAAAAATCGGGGACGCCTTCGGTTCCGGTCACTCCGCCGGGGCGAGACACGAACACCACATCGTCATCGTAGATCCGGCTTCGGGCCTTCGTCGCACCCTTCCGGTTCGTGACCCGGCTGGTGGCATCGATGATGATTCCGCCCACCCCGAAGAAGGTGCTCAGGAGCATGAATTCATTGAATTCCCCTGCCCCGCGCACGAAATTGGCTGCGAACGGAGATCCTTGGAAGTAGGTCCGGTACTCGCTCGACTCGGTGATTACATGCGCCGTATAGTCGGACATGATGCACACGACATCCGTAGCGGACACCGCCTCGCCAGTGTTGTTGAGGATGGCTTCCGAAACCCCGTTGAACGACTTTTGGATGTAGTTGTTCGAGTCGGTAGCCGCAGACCACTTGCCTCCGCCGACATTCGTGGCCGTATCCGTCGTTCCGGTCGCCCAATTGCCGCCCGTGGTCAGTTCCACCGCAGCGCGGTAGTTCCGAAGCCGCATGGCCTTCGATGCGTGGATTCGGGCATGTGCCGCGACGATCTCAAAGTCGGCTGTGGCGGCTGCCTTCTGTCCAAGCACGAAGGTCGGTGCGTACCGGGTGGTACGGTAGGTCGCAAAGTCGTGATCGACCTGAATCCCCATCGGCGCGTCGTTGCCGTCCTCCCAAATGTAGTCGGAGGTACTGGCGATTCTTGAGGACTCCTCCTCGTCGATCTTCAGGTAGTAGCCTGTCGGTTTTGTGACCGGGACGAGTTTTGCATACTGGTTGATTGGGAAATTGTTGGGAGAGCGCGTGTATTCCACCTGTATCAGAC